AATGTGAAACGAGAATGGAAGATGTTATGATGGGACAATATTTAAATCCTGAATGGGAAATTCTCGAAGCAATGGAAAAGTATGGAGGAAATTTTATTCAGCAGTTGGCAAGGCTTTATCGAGCAGCAGATATGGAAAATAAAAGAAAGCTAACTTCAACTTTTGAGAATTATTTTCAGAAGTATGATGAAGTAGCAACGCAGGTTCACAAAAATGCCAACACTTGAAACGTTTGACCCAACATATCAGTTCTATATGTTTAAGGGTGAACCGGGCACGCGAAAATCTACGCAAGCTCTGAGTTATCCTAAACCTCAATATTGGTTTGATTGGGATGCAAAAATGCAACTTGGTTCATTGGTAGTTCCCATGCTCAAATGGGGTATCAATCCCAAAGATGTAGTATACGATACCTATGCAGATTGGGAAGGTGCTCGTAAGAAATTAGAACTCTTTACTACTACGTGTAAGCATCCAGATGGGCGGAAGTATGAGACTATCATCGTTGATAGTTTTACTTCTGCTATGGATATGACGTTACGCCAAACTTTGAAAGCTAAGGGCGGCGTAACTAGAGGTTCTGGTGCCGCAGCCGGTAGATTTATTGCGGGCATTCCAGTAAATGAACTTGAAGATTATAATGCTGAAACTTCAGCAGCAAATGAAATGATAGCCCTCCTCAAAGACATTCAATCTTATCACAAGTTGAATGTTATCATCATAGCCCACGTAATGGAAGTCACCAATAAAGATAGTCAAGGTAAGACTTCCACTTCTCGAACAATTGTAACTGCTGGCAAACGAACTGCTGCAAAGATGCCCGGTTATTGTTCAGAAGTTTATCACTTCGATATCATCAAATCAATTAGCGCATCTGTGCCGGGTCAGTATTCTCTTATCACTGAGAATACCGGCGATGATTTTGCGCGCACAAGTTTAGACCTGCCAACACGCATCACATTCGATGACAAACCACTATACACAGATTTCCTCAAGCCTGCGATTGACAAGATTAAAGGTCAGAATATTCAGGTGGTGAAAGTATGATGTCATTCGAGGAAATAGAATCTCTATTCTCTAGTCATCAGTTAGATGCTGATGGCAAACTTAGAATGAAAATTTTTCGAGACAAGTATAAGAAACTTGCCTTCGATATCATGAATGGTGTTAAACCTTCTGCTGAAAGGACTCTTGCTATTCGTAGATTGCATGAGTCTATGATGCAGATTAATGTCCTCATTAGTTCTGAGTATCCTATTGAGGAATAAGGATTGGCTCGGGTATCCTTTTGCATCACGTAAAAGGAGTGAATACCTAGAACGGCAGTTAACCCCTACCGCTGTGCCATATAGTGTAGGGGAAAATTAACCAACAACCACAACCACACAAGTGAGGATAGAAAAATGGCGATTCACGTTCAATTTTCGGAAAGAGACTTAGCCCGTGGGATTCTTGTTTCTCCTGATTGGTATCGCGTCAGAATCGATGACGTGACACCACAGGAAAGTAAGGATAAGCAGTCCATCAACTACGTTATGGAAGGAACTGTTATCTGTAACGCTAACGATGGTGCTGTTGATTTCGCGGGTGCTGTTATTGTATGGAACTTTAACAGCAAAGCACCGGGATTTATGCAGGGTCTTTTCAAGGCTCTCATTGGTCCTGATGCAAAACTCACTCCGAATGAACGTTACGATTTGGAAGCCACTAAGGGTAAGGAAGTCGATATGCTTATCGAAAACTCTGAGTGGCAAGGGCGTCTCATCAACAGGGTTAATCACCGTTACCGCTATCCCAATCAGGGGTAGTTAATTAACAAGTCTGAAAAGGAGATAGCAAAATGACTGACCCCAAGGATAAGGAATACGTGGACCCTGATGATGATTCCTCTGATGCTGTTGAAGATGAGGATACACCAGAGGAAATCGACGCTACCGATGAAGACGATGACGATGATGACGAGGATGATGAATCCGAGTCAACCGAGTAATTAACGGAAAAACGTGGGGCGCGCATACGATATCACGCGCATAGGTAAATCAAGATGGAACAGCAGAAAGAGTATAAGAAAGCCATAACCGGAAAGATAATTTACCTACATCCGAAGGGTTGGGGATATATTAATTCGCATGAGATTGAATTCAGTAAAGTCTATTTCCATTGGACTGGACTTCACAATAATCTGAATTTCAAAACTCTGCAAAAGAATGATGTTGTAAAATTCAATGCTCTTAAGCGCGAGAAGGGCTGGAAGGCTATTAATATTGAGGCGTATAATGAACAAGAACAAACTGGATAGCATCATTGAACATGCAGAAACAGTAAAAAGATTAGCAAATCTTCTTCCTAAGTCCAGCCCAATGGCTGAACGTAGGATAAGTGCGATTATTAGCGAAGCTGATGTGGTAATCGACTTAACAAAATCATTTAACCTCGCGGAATACGTAGATGGATTACGTAAAGGGCCACGGAAATAATCACTGTAGGTTAGTAATCATAGGTGAATCTCCATCTGTTGGTGAAACAGCTTCGTTTCAATCGACTAAGAATTGGAGAGCTTTCTATGAACTACTTCGCACAGTTGGTATTAATTCATCAGATGTATGGTTTACATATGTCTGTAAACATTACGTTCCACCCTCTCCAAAGAAGGGTAAAAAGATTCCATTCTTAGTGCGAGCAAACCATGCTGGCATTGATATGGATGAGCAAGTTAGTAATCTTGCCATTGAAATTAAATCTCTTGAACCAAATTGTATCCTTGCCCTCGGTAACACTGCTCTTTGGGCTACCACAGGTAAGTATGGTATTGGGGATTATCGTGGTAGTATTTTGCCTGGTCTTGGTAGTAAGGTCGTTGCTACGTATGACCCGAGAGGATTAAATATTTGGGAACCCGGAGAATTCATTGGGTATTGGAATCGACAATTAATTCTCCACGATATCACTCGCGCGCATACTCAAAGTTTCTTTAAGGAACTTAATCGTCCGATTAGAAACCTTCAAATCTGTAAAAGTGCAGGTCAGCTTCAAGATTTTATTGAGCGCCATAAGCATTTAACCAGACCCGCAAATGATATTGAAGCGCGCGGTAAGATGCTTCCATTTTGTAATGGATTTGCATTCACTGAAAAGGAAGGTATCTGTGTTCCCTTTTGGAATAAGGGAGAGACAGCTAACTTAATGTCTATTTCGGATTCTGAAATAGTTCAGATGTGGTTGCTTATGAACTACATCTATGAAACATGGGGAGTAGTAGGACAGAACTACAAGTATGACGAGGACAAGTTAAATCGAATTGGATTCAAACCTAGACTTGAATCTGATACGATGCTTAAAGGATTTGCAATTAGTCCTGAGCTTCCTAAAGGATTAGCTTTCTATACATCAATCTATACAGAGGAACCCTTCTATAAAAATGAGGGAATGTATGAAGGTTCTGCTGAAGATTTGATGCTAGGATGCGCGCGAGATTCTTGTGTCACTAAAGAAATTGACATAAAGATGGAGCGTGACATCGAAGAATTTGGAGTGTCCAAGTTCTATTACAACTTCTTGATGGATTTACATTCCCTTTATTTAGGCGTGGAGAATGAAGGACTTTACATTGACAATGAAGTGCGGGAAGCCCTATTCAGAAAGTATATCGCATGGACTGAACGATTGGGATATGAGTTATATTCTTTGGTTGGGGATACAATAAACGTAAATTCACCAAAGCAAGTAGCTGTTCTCCTTTATGATGTCTACAAGATTCCGAATCGAGGTGAAGGAACTGGTGAAGAAGAAATCACTGCAATTCTAAATGCAACATCAAAGAAATTAGATGTTGTCCAGCGACGCGCACTTGAGATAATTCTCTTGAAGCGCAGAGTAGATAAGACTATCAATCATTATCTAGCTGCTATGCCGGATTATGATGGTAAGATGAAGACTACTTGCTTCCTTTGTTTGGATACAGGTAGAACATCTACAGGACAACAAGACCCACCTATCAGACCGACGGTGGAAATACGAGATGTAAATGGTAAGAAGAAAAACAAGGTAATGGGAATACCGTTCCAAACATTCACCAAACATGGTGATATTGGAGCGGATGTTCGCAAACAATATAAACCAGAAAAAGGTTATCTATTTGTAGGAGGAGATTCTGCACAAGCTGAGGCTCGTGTAGTATTCTTATTAGCCGATGACGAAGACGCGCTCTATCAAATCGACCACCACGACTACCACGCGCTCACCGCAAGTTGGTTTTTCGGTGGGACAGAAAAAGATTATTCCAAAAAAGTTCTCGGATACGAACACCCTGTCCGCTTTGTTGGTAAAACATTACGCCATGCAGGACATCTTGGGGCTTCTAAGCGGAGAGCAGCTATCTCTGTTAACACAGATGCACGAAAATTTGGTATTGATATACAAATCAATGAGCAATTCGCAGAGACGGGCCTTAATATCTTTCACCGCCGACAACCCAAGATACGTGGAATCTTCCAGAAGGGCATACAAGAGTTTCTTAAAGAAAATCAACGCACGTTAACAGCAGGTCTACCATATGGCATCGATAGTCCTTGTGGTGGGAAACGACAATTTCTTGAGAGATGGGACGATGAGCTTTTTCGACAAGCATATTCGTATATCCCTCAAAGAAGTGTCAGTGATAACACTAAGTGTGCAGCCTTGCGAGTTAGACTTAGGGAACCTAGACTTGCACGGCTCATACTTGAAGCACACGACGGACTCTTATACATGGTCCCAGTGTCTGAAGTGGATTATTTCGCTGCCATTCTCAAGGAAGAAATGGAAAGACCTATCAGCTTTGCATCTGCTTCTTTGGCGCGTAGAGATTTAGTTATCCCTGCCGAGATTGAAGTAGGGGAAAACTACATGGAAATGAACAAGTGGAAGCCACTAGTTGAGGCAGCTTAATGACTATAGATGTCCATGTAGAATCCTGTGGATTGAGATTCTCTGCGTTAGTAATAACTAATGATTTGATAACTCATTCCACATTGCAGGAAACCCCGGAAGAACATATAGAACAGTGTAAATTAGAAATCAGAACTGCTCTCATTAAGTTGGCATTAGAAGCGGGTGAGTATCGGAAAGACTCATGAACTTCATAGAGCAAGTAGTAGACCAACATAAAGAGTTTGAACCCCCATTGAATTTTTGGCGGTGGGCTGCTATTGCATCTATATCTGCCGTTGTTAAAGATAATGTCTACTTAAATCAACACATGTTCAATATGTATCCGAATGTCTACGTGATGTTTCACGCAGATTCGGGTATGAAAAAAGGACCACCAGTTAATCTTGCAAAGAAACTAGTTCAGAAAGTTGGCAATACAAAGGTCATTTCTGGACGGAGTAGTATACAGGGCATCTTAAAAGAGATGTCCCTATCAGAAAGTAAACCAGGTCAACCTGTTAATCGGAAAGCTACAGCGTTTATATGTTCCTCGGAATTATCATCAAGTATAGTAGAAGATAAAGTAGCAACTACAATCTTGACGGACCTGTATGATAGGAACTATAACGCAGACCAATGGAAGTCATTGTTAAAGATGGAAGTCTTTGATTTAAAAGACCCAACAATAACAATGCTTACAGCTACAAATGAAAGCCATTCAAATGATTTCTTTACACGAAAGGATATCAACGGTGGTTATTTTGCACGCACTTTTATCATTCATGAGAAAGAGGAGAATCGCGTCAATTCTCTTTTAGTTCCACCTACAGTTGTTCCAAATGTAGAAGAACTTACAGCCTATCTAAAGAAACTATCAGAGCTTAAAGGCGGATTCGTTACGTTAGGGAGTAAGGAAGAAACCGATTATCACAAGATAGAAATAAAAAATCCCTATAACAATAGCGTCGAATATTTCACCCAAGCAGGTGGAGTATACGAAGCATGGTATAGAGAGTTTGCAGCTTTCAGAAAGAAAGTGCGTGACCCTACTGGGACACTAAACAGATTTGGTTCTTCTGTATTGAAAGTAGCAATGTTACTTTCATTAGCAGAAAGAGCAGAGCTTGAAATCTCAGAACAGGCAATGATTCAAGCTATCGAAATATGTGAAGCGTTAGTGGGTAATGTTCGGAAGGTTACATTCGGAAGAACAGAGATAGAAGGCACCAATGCGGAACGAAAGATTCTTCTGATTAACGAGCTACTAATAACCGACGGACATAAGATTTCTCGCACACAGCTTCACAAAAAATTCTGGATACAGGGCAATGTCAAAGAGTGGGACGAATGCATAGCATCATTTGTGGAGAATAAATATGTCACGATTGAAGCTATAGGTCATGAGGTTTGGTTAACAATGACCCCCACCACTGTATTAGAAATGCAGAAGTTCTTTTCGGGGAGACAATAATGGAACCTCTTAAGTGTCCCAAGTGTGGAGAAGACAGAGAAAGCGCGATTGAGATAGTCGGAAAGTTGCGGACTAAGATTGAAATTTTCTGCAATACCTGCGGAAAATCTTCAATCATCGACACAGATGAAAGGTCAGAAAATGAGGATGACTAGACAGCGCGCGACTTCATTTCCATCACCATTTGGATTGGAAGTAGAATTAGACCCCGAAAGAAAACTCTGGGTTCCTAATAGAAGGGATAGAATTTTTGTTCCTTCTAATGCTCCAGCTAAACCAGCACTTGATTGGGGTAATATCAAAGACTGGACTACTGTGCTATGGAAACCAGCCACTGCACAGGAAGCATATTTGAGAGAACTAGAAAATGAGGCAAGGCGTCTCTATTTCTATGAATTTTTAAATGATTGCTCCCCAGGAAGGAGTGAATATTTAGGAATTTCTAGAGAAGTTCCAATTCGATATAGAGATATTCAACGCTCTGAAGAACCTCAATTCAGACCTAGAATACCACGTTGGTAAAAGGAGAAAAACAATGAAAAAGATGCTTGTGCTTCTGTTTCTGGTAGCATTACCCCTGCAAGCGGAAGCCCAAGATTTTAGTATGAATGGGCTATACAAATTCTACTACGCTATGAATCGCATCGACAATGAAGTTTGGAAAGATAATCCAAACCAATCTGCCGCTGCGAGACATGCGTTAATGATTATGCAAGATGAGGGTATAGACCTTAGGGCGGGTCTAAACTCTTTTTGGGATATTAGCGTAGACTCCAATCCAATGGTGTGTAGCCATTACTTCGGATGGTATGATGAAGATGGTAATTACCACGAAGAATGTTCACCTTGGAGCACTTACCAAGAAGCCTGTTATACAATGGCTCAAATACAAAATCACCAAGCTCTTGCAGATAGAGTTTGGTGGGGTTCATGGGCTTGGACTACAGCAGGTATTGTAGCTAGCCCTATCAATCCTTGGGTTGCTGCTATGTTTGGTTTAATGGGCCAAACATGGGGCGCGTGGTATTGGGGCGTAGATAGAGAAGTAACTAGAAGGAGAGAACTCCAATGTCCATAATCCAACTGGCTCTGATTTTCCTGTCTTTTTGGATTATTGGAGCATTACAGATTGTCGTAAGCTATGACGGTCTATGGTGGTTAGCCTTACTTGGATTTGTTCCAATGGGGTTAATTGCTTACCATATAGCTTGGAAACAATTAACCCCAAAGGCAGTTCTTACGGGATTGCTTTCTAGTCTAGTTGCTAGTCAACTATTGATGTGGTATTTCTAACGTCCAAACGGACCACTACTGAATGTTCCTCCCTCGAACATTCCGCGTTTACGGGGCCATGCTAGGTTCTGACCAAGGTTTGGACCTAGCATTCGCCTATCATATTGACTACCCTCATCAAAGAGTTGTTTCTTTCCGCCATAAGTTTGCACACCTGCTCCAATAAATTCAGGAATCGCACCAAGCATTTCTGGGTCTATTCCTTCATTCATCAGAACTTCAAATAAATCTTGAGCAATGATTGGTGTTCCCAATCTAGCAAGTTCATCTGCTGTATCAAATGGCCTTCCTTGAGTTCTCATAGCCAAATCAACAGCAAGCCTACCTAATGGAGAAGCCTTGCTATAAGCAAAGTTTCCAATTTCTTTTCCCCACGTTGGGTCATATGCACTTGAAGCATCATCAAAATATCTCGGATTATCCGGCTCACTAGTGCGAGTAGCTCTCTGTCTTAAAGACTTCATAGCAAAGACAAGGAACTGCTGGAATCCCCCACCTAAATCAATCCTTGTATCTCCTATCTTAATCTTTCCAAAGTCAGGATTAGTTGTATCTAATGACGTAGATACTCCCGGTAACATGGAAGCGAACGTAGTCATACTTCCCCATGCACCGGCTAATGCCAACATGGATTTCATATATTCTCGTCTTACATCTGGCTTCATCATTGCATAAGTTTTAGGGTCAGCTAATGCGCTGAACCCATCATTCTTTGCAATCCTACCTAAATCCATAGCTCCATGAGCTATTCCTGAAGCTCCTCTTAATCCCATCTTAGCACGCGCAATCTGCAATCTAGGACTAAAGAAGCCCGTGCTAAGAGCATCCATATGCTTTTCTAATTTTTCAATAGAACCCCTACCTGAAGCTGTATTTACAAACTCCGCAAGTTCTTTTGCTAATTCCCTGTTATTTCTAGGGTCCATTCCTGCCTTGGTAAACTGATTTACCAAATCATCAAATACATCTGCTCGGAGTTTATTAGCAAATGCAGTATATGCTCTATTGCTATGCTTAACTCCGGGCCAGCTTTCAGCTAATGACCGCATATGTTCCATTTCAGCGGCATTAGTCATATCAGTAATAGCTAATCCAGACCACTCCGCGAATGAAGTGGGTTCCATTTTCTTACTAGTTGGATTGAATTTTTGATATCGAATATTGGGCTTATAGTTAGCCCTATCCATAATAGAATCCATTACTCCTTTGAATGCTTTATCAGAACCAAAGGATTTTACCATTCCTCCCCATGCTTTCCACCAAGCAGGTTTATGAATCAATCCAATTCCCTGTCTTAATGGGAAAGATAAATCCATAGATGCTTGAATTGCACGTGGAGTATTAGCGGCAGTTTTCCATAAACTTCTTTTCACAACTTCAGGTGTATTGATAGGTAAACCAGAAACTGTGCGAAGAACATTACCATCAGAATCAAGAATAAAATCGGGGTAGTCTGAGTTAACAAACTCACCTTTCCCAACTTCCATCATCTTAGGACGTTCAATTGGTTTACCATTCGCATCTAATTTACGTTCAATATCTCCAAATAATTCCCCATAGTGAGCATCTACAGCCTGAGCTACAGGACTAGGTTGAGCACGATTCATTCCCGGTGGAATAGTTAAATCATCAGGACCAGTTCCCCTAGGAGTTAATGGTCCGCTAGGTGGAATTTCACCAGTAGGCTGACGCGCAAACATATCTTGCTGTTGCGCAGTAAATCCTTCAGATACTGGTTGCTGTTGCCTGCCAAACGGAACTTGTTCCGGAGTTTTAGAACCCGGAATATACCCACCAGTTCCCATTTCTACTGCTTTTTTAGTGCTTGGATATTTTTGTTCTGCTGCATATCGGGCAGCATCAATTATCTGTTTATTTGAAGGATTGCCCTTAAGTTTAACTCCTACTGCATTTAAGAATTGACGTGCCATCATTTCCGTCTTAGGAGAATAATCCGGAAAATTTGGCCTATTCGGATGTGGAATAGAAATTGATTGTGCTAATGGTTCCTCTGGCATCAAAGGTAAACCAGATGCAGTAGGCACACCTTCAGGTGGAATTTCTGATGCAGGAATTGGAATATCAGGTAATTCTGGTGTAGGAATTGGCCTACCAAAATTAGGATGCGCGCGAACTATTTTATTAATTCGCTTGGCTTCTTCAATTTCTGATGCGCTAAGAGTTCCAGCGCGCATTCTATTCTGATATTCCGTTAACTTATTATACATCTGGTCATATTCCTCATCGGACATGAACAGAGCTTCAGCAATAGCTTCCTTTTGACTTTGCGGTAAATTAGTCTCAGGAATTCTTGGGGCAGATGCAATAATTTCTTCAGCTTGCTGTGCTACATTTGGCTTCGGTGTAAGATTTAATTTTGTCTTAGCTCCTAATGCACCACCTACAGTTTCAGCTACGCCCATTACTTTATCTAGCCAGTTCTTACCACTAGCTATATGCTCAATTCCAGATACAGCAGTAGGAATACTAGCTGCTCTACCTAAGAGATTTAATACTGGAGATTTAAGAGCATTAGCTGCTCCGAATAAAGCCATTGGAAGGATATTGATAGCCGCTGTAGCTTCATCAAATCCATGTCCTAAAAGACCAATTGCACCTTTCCCCATTTCAGCCATAGCTCTACCTTCCTCATCCTGATATTCAGCATGAGGATTAGGTGCAGCTTCAACGCGCGAAGCAACTCTCCTGCCAATGTCTGTTAATGGAGTGCGAAACTTTTGTAACCAATTCGGAGCCGTATCAGTTACAGTAGGTTCACTATTAAATCTAGTTGGAAAAAATTCTTCTTGCGGTGGTGGTCCCGGTTGTGCTTGTTGTGGAGTTATTTGAATTTGTTCACTAGGTAATCCAGACCAATCAATATCCATATCCGTTGTCGGTTCTGGATATGGCTCTGGAAACTGTGGAAACGAAGGAATATTTTGTTGGTCACTTGGTAATCCTGACCAATCAATTCCACCGAATTCATCCAGTTCTTGTTGTCTGTTATACGGAGGATACATTATCTCCTCACAGTTCCAGCACTAGGTCCACTTAAAGTTCCAGCGGGAGCACCCATAACTGTGCCAGCACTTAATTGACCCGGAGTAGCTGTGCTCTGCTTAGTTTGAAGTTGTTGCATTACATATGCAAGGTCTTCCTCAGTAGGAGTTCTACCGGGATATTTTTGCTGATATAATGCTAATGCTTGCTGTTTTAATTGTTCATTTTGCTGCGGATTAGTTCCCTGTTGTGGCGGAGTTTGACCACCAACAGGTGCATTATATTGTCCGGGCTGTGCATTATATTGTCCCGGTGCAGCACTAAATCCTTGTCCTTGATTTTGATTTCTTAAATTAAAGAATCCACCAGTAGGACTAGTTCCACCTAATCCTAATCCTGATGGTAATCCCTGTTGTTCAGGCTTTACAGATAACTGATTAATAGCCCCACTTGGAGGTGTGTTGATAGCAGGAGGATTATTATCAGAAGTAGGAGCAGGAGTAATCCACGTAGGAGATTGTGTCCCACCTCTATTTCCTCCCCCGCCGGGCCAATTCATATTTGGTGTTTCATCCCCATACATTCCCTGTTGAATCATTCGATATTGTTCACCAGTAGGTGTATTGGGGTCATGACCCTGTAATCCACCAAACCATCCTTCCTTTTCAGCAGGTTCCACTACTTGAACATGTTTCCCATCTGCTGAGAATTTCAGGAATGGTCTTAATACTGGATTAGTATTGTAAAGTTCCCATGCTCTATCTACAGGAGTTGCTTGATTTCGAGTTTTATAAACTCCTTGTTCTGCTTGGAAAATTGTTTTGCTCTTATCATAATCTTGCTGAGATTGCTGCCGCAGATTTGCTTGGCCTTGATTAAAATGAGCAAGATTTAAAGCACCTTGCTGATTAAGCATTGCTAATTGGAGTGCAGTATCTCTACTGTATCCAAGCCGTTCTAATGCTGCGGCATTATTAGCAGTTGCTACATCCATCATTCCAGTATTACGTAATCCTTGCACATTCATTTGGCCCTGATTTTGAGCACCAATTTGGGCCATTCTTCCACCCTGAAGTAGATTAATTTCAGCTTCCCTCCCCATTTTTCCAGTTCCAATTCCAGTATTCATTGCAGCACCCGTAGCTGGGTCTAATGCAATGATTCCCTCTGGAGTTTGCTGGAAAACCATGTTAGGATTTTCCGCTCGTATACGTTGAATAGCTGCTCTTTCTTGTCCACTTAATGCGTTCATCATTCGAGTCTGATTGAGAATTGCATTATTCTCAAGCTGACCGCGCGCAGCCATTTCACGAATATCAAGCTCTCTTGCTTGTAATTTTCTATCTTTAGCAGCTTCTTCTGGTCGATAATCATATACTACATTTGGTGCTTCTTGAGAGAAACCTGTAGTATTTTGAATACCAAGTAATCCAGCAGTAGGATTCATTCCACTTGCAGGGTCAGGACCAGCTTTTTGTGGACCTACTCTATCCACCATTCCACGACTATTTAATCCCTGTTGTAATGGAGATGGTCCCCATGAAACAGAAGATGTTTCTCGATATGGTTCTTCTCGACGACGCTCAAATTGATAAATATTAGCGTCTCGATAGCCGGTTCTGTCAGCAAATTTTGGAAGGAAGGCCATCTTAGTATCCTACTCCACCACGGGGCATCATAGCTACACCGGCACCCATTCTCCTAGTAGTTCTAGGATTATTTGCCGCCATTTGCTGAGCATTTTGAACTTGATTTCCAAATGTATTTACTAGTGCAGGTGTAGTTCCGTAGAGTGAAGTCATTCCTTGTAATGCTTGTGCTCTACGATTAGCATTCATTTGCATTAAATTGCCCATGCCACTTAATAATGAGGCTTGAGATTCCCCCCATCGACTAGCATTGTTAGCATTAGCAATTTCTACTTCATTACGTCTACTAGAACTACCTTCACCCATCGTGGTCATATTTCCTGTTCCAGCTATCCTTCCTCGCTGTCTAGTTTCTGCAATTCCTGCATTAACATTTTCCATTGCATCTGCCATACTCTGACTTTGCTGTCTAGCCATTCGAGATATAGCAGCATTATATCCAGCAGAACCACCACCTAATCTAGCTTGGCGATTCATATTTGATTGAGCAAGTTGATATGCTGCGCGAATTGGTGATACGCCGCGCGAACGCATTGATGCTTCTTCAGCATCAGATATTCCACCAGTTCTAGCTAGTTCACGAGCACTACCAAATGCCTCATGAAACTGTGGAGTTTCAGCATAAGTAGCGCGTGCTGGTTGTTGATTTTGATTTAACTGCATTCTATAGCGATTCATTAAATCGCCATAGTCTGGGTCTTGTGTATTAAGCAGGTTTCTATAACCTGACATAATACTATCGTAATCACCGGCCTGCTGCTCAATAGCTCTAGGAAATGCAGCTTCTGGTGTATATTCAGGCGGAGGTTGACCATAAATAGGGCCATCTGGTCCCCAACCTGTCATTTGACGACCACCATTGAATCCTGTATTTCTTCCGCCATATCCCAGAGGCATCTTAATTCTCCACTAAGCCTGTGAATTGAATACTAATGCTTTCGTTGAAGCTGCATCTGCTGTATAGAACATTTGACCAGCAGATACATCACCTTCCCATTTGATTCCATCGTGTGCCCATACTTTAATATGAGCATTCCTACGAGAAATCATTTCCCAAGTTCCTCTGCCCCCTGATACTACAACCCATGCTGAATTACTATTTTGTGAGCCGTCACATCTATCAGGACCGCTACCATTATTTGAAAATACCCTTGGATAAATAGCCGCATCTCCATGATGTCCCGGCTTCTTTGTCCATGTAGAAATATCTTCAGGAATTTGCATTTGCTGCCATAAAATTGGCAGTTCCTTGAATCCCCAATCCTTATAGAAATCTCCTGACTGTTTCCAAGATTTAAGTCCATGACCACTAAAATATGTAGTCATTTGACCAGTGATTACATGCATACAATATAGACCAAAAAGATGTCTCGGGTCATCATCTCTCTGATATACATCTGGTCCCGGACCTACAGGCTCATCCTGATTAACTAAGAAAGTTCCTTCATACATTAAATTAAATGCACGCCGGATTGAATCAGGAAATACTCTAGTTCCATGAACTAAAGTAAAATTAGCTGGTGGTTGTGACCATGTAGCTAATGTTTGCGGGTCTTCAGGGTCGCCATTATCATCAAATCCTGCGGGGTCTGTTAATCCGTGCGCGCCCCAAGGATAAATAGCTATTCTTTTCTGTGCGATTCTTCGTGCAGTTTCAATATTAGCTCTTTCTCTTGTAGTATTTTGCCAACCTTCATTCCAAACACCATGCCATGATGCAGTAATCTGGTCAACAGTCTTAGCAAGAGTTGCAATATGTTCATGCCATGCATCTTCACTACCAGACGGCTGAAGAACTTGCATATCCCCCGAAGTTAAAGAAACACGAAGTCCTCTTTTTTGGCATTCCTTTAAAAATTCAACAAATGACATATCGAAACCACCCATTTTTGGGTTGATTTCGTAACCTGCCCACCAATCTACACCGAGATTCCAAAATACTCGAATTCCTTGCCAATACAAGGCAATGTTATCAAGCTCTTTCTTAACTTCTGTTGGATTATCTCGATAACATCTTAAAGCAGGAAACCAAGACATGATTCGGAATGAACGAAATCCAGAATCATCTCTCCATTTTCCGCCTTCAGTTCTTACATAACCCTGAATAGGTCTAACTACTTTTTCTCCCGGTTCTGGTTCCGGCTCTGGTTCTGGTTCAGGAATAGGAGATATTCCTAATGCTTCTCGTAATCCTTTGATATGTTTTTCTGCTGCTTGATTAGCTGGCATTGTGCGGGAATCATATCCGCAACGCGAGAACCACATGTATGCATCGGGGTCATTTGGGTCAGGAAATTGTCTTCCTGCCTCATTATAACAACCCTTTACAGCCTGTTGATATTCTTTCCAAAATGTATGTTCATCAGGATAGGGATAATCCATTGTTCTCTCCTATTCGTAAAGAATCGCCATTGCTTCACCAGTAGAACCCGGAGAAGGACCGCGCCAATTTGCTATTACAATTCCAGCAGTTCCAGTTACACAATAATATGTATGTGGTTGTCCATACATATAAATTGTAGGTGTGCTTGCAGCCGCAATATCGCTAGTTAGATATCCTACTGCACTTAAAATTGGATTTCCAAAGATTCCCTTTTCCGGAAAAATTGGTGATACAATAGTTTGTGTGCCAGTGATTCCTGTAGTATCAGGAAACATTGCACAAACTGTATTGTTAACAGCCCATGCTGGTCCAACCATTCCAGTTGAACGATTCCAAAATCCAACTCCACAACTTCCAGAGTTAATATTTGGTTTTCCAGCAAACCAAACACCTTCTGATGTTACATCTCCATTAGCATCTCTAGTTCTTTCAAACATAAACCAGAATGCAGAAGCAGTAACATATAATGTGCTCAAAACGAATCTATTTGTGCTGCCAGAACCAAATATACTGCCAGCACCAGCACTAGCAGAAGCACCAACAGACATTGTAGTAGAAAGAGTGCCGCTTAAATTACCAGCACCATCGCTGCCTGTTCCAAAAATAAACTGCATTCTTGGATTGTTTGCAGAACTTGCTTCAGACCCGTAAAATACTTTAAAATATACAGGTGCTGTGGATTGTAAAGCATCTGCAAATCGCCAAATTTCATAACCCTGATTTGTGCTAGCACCAGCAGGGGCAGTTACAGTAGCCCAGTTAATTTGACCAGTATCAGCAGTTTGAACTAGACCTACTGCAAGAAATCTAGCAGCAATATAACTTCCCCATGCACGGAAGTTAGCATCACTTGAATTTGTCCAATTAGATGGGGAAGCTGTAAAAGAAGCCATTATGCAATCCTAATGATAATTGTGAATCCAAAATAACTTGCGTTAGCAGTCTGGTCGAATGCGCGTCCTGCTCCAACTGGAAATGTCTTAATCAAAATATTTGTTGTGCTCGTAGCCGGGTCACATGATGCGTAAATATCAAATACAGCAGCACCATTTTCTTGGGCACCAACTAATTGAGCACTTGCAGTTCCTACACAAACCTGACTTTCGGGAATTTTAATTCTTAATTCAGTTACTGCTCCTGCTACTGATGCTACTGTAGTAGTTGCAAGATAAACTTGCACTACCATTGTTCCAGCACCAATATAGCAATATCTAAATTGAACTTGGTCTGGAGATGTTAAAGTCCATGTTGGGGTAGTTCCACCATTTGCTGTAAAATTAGCCGCATCAAATGTTACATCTGCCCAAACACCAAGAGTATGACCATTAATTTGTGGTGCAGAAATAGCACCTAATGCAGTTAAATTCTGAACAGTTACACTAGCATTAAGAGCATCTAAATCTCCCTGAACATCTAAATCACCATCAATATTTACGTCACCATCAATTTGCGCGTCACCAGCTAATTCTAAATTTTCTGTCCATTCTGGCATTCCATCTTCATTTTTCTGTAATATTTGCCCTTCTGTTTCAGATATTGCTAATCTTTGCCATAGTGGACTATTTAATGGATTTGCTAAATCCGGTGCTGGAATCATTAAAACTGGATATCCAGAATAACCACCACTTCTTGGAACGATATATGGAAGATTAATACCTGGTTGTCCACCCATGTAACCAGCACGAACACCTTCAAAATCTTCAATTATTGTAGTTTGTGCAAATCCATCAATAATATTCCAAGTTAACCATGTTTCAGGTAATTCATTATCAATATATTCTAACGGTGGTGGCGCGCCCCAAACAACATTTCCAGTTGGTAATGCTTCACCATTAAATCCTAACATGTATCCCGCACGAATACCTTCAAAATCTTCAATGATAGGACTTAAAAGAACACCATTAACATAACTACCTTCAAAATCTCCGCCCGGACCCGCGTAAATTAAATCACCAAGAATTGGTTCCGCTGGTAAACTATCAAAATGAACTCCTGATAACACTCTATGACCTAATCCAGTTCCCCCACCGCTTTCCTCTGTATCTAATTCTACTTGTAACGTTCCGTCAGTAATCGAAAGATTTTCTCCAAGTCCGATTTCTTGAACCGTAGCTGGCGCAGATATATCGCCATTTCCAAGTAATACCGACGTTTGCGAGATTTGCTGTATCTTCTCGTAAGTAACCGCAGCATCGACAATCTTATCCGTTGAAACAGCATCATCAGCTAATTTAGCCTCTGTAACTGCATCGTCAGCAAGTTTGCCAGTAGTTACCGCGAGGTCTGCAATTTTACCTGTTGTTACGGCTAATGGTGCAATTGTTGCTACTTGGCTACCACTACCCGGACCCGCAGTAACATCTCCTGTTAATTGAGTTATTCCTGCTCCGCCAGTTCCACCACCAGAAATTTCATCTTGAACTTCTAAGATTGCGAGATTACTTCCTCTTAAAATATCAATTAGTTGATTAATTACTTGCCATGTAGCATTATCCCTCTGCTGAATTCCAGAGGTCATTAACTGCTGTTTTAATCGGTCTAACTGCGGAAAAGACATTATTGCGGGTATCCACTTGCAATTGGTTTAGCATAAAATAAAATATTCTTAATCTCAAAATGTTCATCAATTCCATCAATTGAACCATGAAATTGAATTCGCATTGCGCGAATATTTGATAATAAACTAACTGGTCGATTAGCTCCAACAGCTAATGTAGAATCAACTAAATCTTGTTCAGGGTCATCTTCTAATGCTGCAAGACGCGCATGAAATTCCCCGCTTCCCTGCATTCGTAATCTTATCGAAACGAGATGTTGTTCAACTGCATAACCAGTAGCCATTAGCGACCACCAATATAACCTGTCTTAAAGAACGGCTGAGGAATTTCAAAACTAACTACTGTAGCTGTAGTTCCGCTTCGCTGCCAAAGTTCGTCTCTATGTAATCCAGCAGTTAATGTGTAAATTCCAGATGCATCAGAGAGAATCTGAATTATAGGTGCGCTTCCAAAATCTAATCCACCACCCATATAAACAGTTGGATTCGGAGGCGGCGGATAACTACCGTAAGTTCCTTCTATTCCCCAAAGTTCACCAACATTTAAGTAGCCTTCTTCATTTACACTATTTATTAAATCTACAAATGTATATAATTCATATGCCCCAAATGCAACGGGCATTCTAGAAAAAACTACTCTAAGCGTGCCTTGTTGAAGTAATGATTGAAGAAATCCATTCCATTTAGTAAAAACTGGTGGATATCCAACTCCCAATTCAGGGTCAGCTAATAATATATTAGATTGAACTAGACCAGAACTAGGAAGTTGATACTCATCTAATCCAACTGGTTCAATTGTCCAATAATACTGAGAACCACCACCTCTAAGAACCGGAGTTCCCGGCTCATTACATAGAGGCATATTAGGTGTAATTCCAGGTAACACTCCCGTCGTTAACCAAGGAGGAGTTTGCTCATAAGTAATCGTATCAATTCCAAAATCTTCTGGTAAATCTTCTAAAGCAGTTGGAGTAGAAGAACCATCTAAATACAAACTTGCATAATTAGCACTTAAACGAACATGCACTTCTCCCCCAGCCGGAGAAGGTGGACTACTACTAGGTTGATAACTTAAAAAAGGAGTATGTGCATTGGGCGGTTCAATATCCCAACCAAAATTATGGTCTACCCAAAGTAATCTAATAGCATCAGCAGTAAAATTACTTATACGAAAGGTTCCCATCTTAACTTCCTACTGCTCCGCCAGAAACTGCGAACCGTGGAAAAATTCTAATATAAGCACCATTCGACGGTTCAAATGGAAAGTATGTAGTTGAAAATGCTTCAGCCCAATAAAGAACTGAGCCAGCCACATTAGTTACATAATAACCATATACAGTTGATGGTGATGCTGTTGCTCCACTAAATCCAAAAGTTTTAACTGTTTGAGTTGCAGCTACTGGCGAAACAGTTCCGTAAACCCAATCGGCTGAAAGCAAATCTTCAGCCGCATATCCACCACCCGAAACTTCTGTAAATGAACCAATTACAGAGTTTACTGATGGAGAATAATTATTCGAGTATAATCGTAATTTCAAATCTGCTGAAAGAACTTCTTGTATTACAGCAGTTTGAATTGTTATTGGAACGATGAGACTCATGCTCTATTTTCCTCTGCACCAAGAATTAGTTCATTCACATTAACTAGAGCAATCGTATTAATTGTAATTACAAATCGCCACACTGTCCATCGAATATTTTGAGGGTCAAATCCCTCTGAATATGACCCAATTAATAATCGAGTATCAGGAAGCGTAATGTAAATTTCCTGGTCAATTGCATTATTTACAATTTGAACTCGCCTAAATTCTGTCTTATCTTGAGCTAACCAAAATTGGTCTATTTTCCAGCTAAGTTCAGGTAACGCATATTTACCATTGAAGATGCAGATTCCGCGGCGCGCACCTACAATAAGATAATCCACATTACCACTACCAGAATCAATAACAGTTCCGATACCGTGAACTGGTGCCCCGTAAGCCTGGTCAACAATTGAAATAGGCCATGTTGCGGGAACATCGTCATTATCCACAAATGAATATGTGCGATTTGCTTTCATCAAATAGAGAATATCTCGAAGTTCTGCACCTGTGGTAATTGGATTTCCATCAGGCGGAATTTCAATTAATCCATCTACTTGATTAAATGATTCTGGTTCTCCAACTGCTGATGCATATGCTATACTCATGTTATCATATGGCGTAGTAAGAATCATACGCTTATGATACATGAATAAACTACATCCCGCAGGTATATCATTACCAAATCCATCAAATAAATAATCTGCACTTTCTAATAAATCAGCATCATAGAAAGAAATATTAGCAAGTGATGTGGTTATGTTATCATTGATAGTAGCACCGGGTATGAAAAAGTATTCATAACCTGTAGTATTACCATCGTAATCTGCAATTACTTTTGTAGCTACAATATGTCGTGCCACAACAGCGGACGAAATGCCCACTGGAACTGTAGTGAACGATACTGAGCTTGTGGATGTTGTAGCAAAATCATCGAATGCCGCTGGAATTGATAGCGCCCCTGATGCTGATTCAAATACAACTCCGAATAAATGTGTTCCTGCGTCTGTATGACCTGCTGCGCCATTAGCAGCCGTAACATTTCCTGTAGGAGTTTCTACACCGGCTAATCGTGCAGCAGTTCCATCACCTGCATATACATATAAATTCTCATTTTGCATTCCACGTTCTTGTTCTAATGTTCCAAAAGTATATGTCTTAAATGGAGAGATATATGCTCTGCCGCCAAATGGACAGAATGCAAAATCTTCCATTCCAGCTATGGTAAGAATAAGATAAACAGTAGTAGCATCAACAACATGATATATTTTACCATCCACGCCATCCCAAACCAGTGAAAGCAGAGTATTACCAGTAGGAGTGACGTAGTTGTAAAGCCGCCTAATATTACCAAGCGGAGACGCCACGTCTTGATGTGGGGATATACCATATCTGGAGCCAAAACCTTCTGCTCCGATGAAACAAAAATTTTCGCAATCTGTAAAATGG